CGGTCTGTACCAGAAATCCGCCGTCAGCTGGAATACCTTCACTATTGCCGACAATGGCTTTGGTGAGCCGAACATCCATATTCCTACCCCTTGAAATCTCAGCGTTTTTAACAGCCATAAGCTGTTCACCGAGTGAGCTAAACGGCTGGTCGGCAGCGTCTTTTATGACCTTTATTTCCGCATCTTCAGCGGGCACTTTACGGGTAATTTCTTTGCTCGCCTTGTATTCCTCGACAGCTCTTGCGGCTGCTTCGGCGGTTATTTCGGCGATTTTCTCATCTGTTAATTCCATGTTATTTAATCTCCTTTATTACATTTTTCACTGTTTGTTCGATGATAAGTTTTAATCTTTCATTGTCTGCCCTCGCATCAGGCGGGGGCTTTACTCCTTGTACGCTTGGTACACGAGCTATATCCTCAACTACTGTGTCGTCAGTAGGCAAACGCTTCATTAATTCCTTAAGTGATTCCTCGGCTTCATCGTTTAATCCCACTTCGTCAATCATAACTATCAGGTAATCAATCTCGTCTATGATTTGCTCTTGTGAGATTTCACGGGCGGATTTACCCTCGTGTTCTTTAACCCATGCTTTGGCTTTGCTCATTGTCCAGTCGTGGTCTTTTCTGAAGAGGTATGTCCTAACCTGTTTCTCTTTACCGCAATACAGAGCCGAGATTCCCTCTTTCTTTGAGATGTCTATTGTGGCGGTTACGTCACAGGTTCTAACGGGTATCCTGATAAAGTCATCTGTCTCTTCGGGCTTGGTCACTTTATCTTTTACAATCTCAGGTTCGTCTAATTCGGGATGATGCCTTGCCCCTGCCCATTCTGGCTCATCATAATCATTCGTTTCTTCTGGCTCGGTTATCTGTTTGAGTTGCTTTGTAGTGATTACACCCTCTTTGACTGCGTTCAATAAAGCATTGGGATTGGAGGGCACAGGCACAATAGAGATTTCCAGAAGCTCCTGTTTAGTGTATGTCCGTCTAGGGGATTTCTCGCCTCCGTCTCCGTCTTCCCATTTCTTCGGCAGAAACCCTACTGATTCCGTCTTAAGGAATCCAGCACCGACAAGCCTCTCTACAATATCAGCGAACTCATAAGTCCCTTCGGGTGGGAACTCAACGTTATTGACTAACTTCCCTTCACGGATACCGATTTTAGTAGCCCTGCCGATTGGGAGTGTTCTATAATCGTGAGCAAACATAATAACTGGATTCTTTTTGAAGTTCTTTAAGTCCCAACCCGCAACGTCAATAACCTCCCCGTCTCTATCCTGGTCAGCGGTAGAAGCAGTAAACTCGTATTGCCTCTCCCCGACTTTCTTGACCTCGCAGTTTTCTAAAATCTTATATACAGTATTCATAATTACCTCCGGTTATCCTTTGAATTGCTAGATCGTAATATTCTTTATAGATTTTATTAAGTTGCATTTGGTTCTGTTTGCATTTCACCCCTTGACAAATGATTAAAAGTAGTCTATACTTTAAGTATAAAGGTTAAGGAGATTAGAAATGATAATTTTAAGGCTTTTAGGAATTATCATCTTTTCACCGATTATTCTTGCGTTGTTATTTATCTATCTTATAGAATTACTTTTTATGTATTCTATATCAGGTGAGTGGGGATTATAAGGAGGTTAGTTATGTTTATTTGGATTAAATCAGTTATAGAATTTAATAGTTTGTTAGATAAGTTTAGTAAACTAGGGATTAAATCTAAACCTCATCCATCTGTAGATAAATTTATTATCCGTCGAGCCGTTAAAGAGAAAACTCCTAGTAGTATTCCCGATACTCGTGAATGGGATATTGTGGGTGATACTCATTATTTTATTAATGATACAGAAGTATCCGAAAAAGAATTTATGTCAAAAGCCCCGAAATAATATTGTGCAACGCACCCTCATTACTTGCCACTATCTTTCAATATGTTTATAATATTCTGGCGATTAGACTCCACGGCAGGAAACAGCCAGGGATAGTGTCTGCTGCCATCAGCGTGACCTAACTCTAACCACTTCCCGTAATAAACATTAGTGCCTATCGTGACTTCACCCGGCCCGACGTCGTGGGTTATTGAGCTTCTTAATCTTCCCGTCTGGACTTGAGGGTGTCCTGTGGATTGCGATACGTTAATCTTAGCCTGCCGTTCTACAATTAAGCCGACTTTCTCAAGCGACTTCTGTAGGTTGTCTATTATCTTGCCCTCTATCTCTTTGCGATAACTTTTGATAGTAACTTCAGCCATATCTACACACTCGGAAGCCAAACACATCTACAAAAAGGATGCACGGGTATCATGCCGTGAGAATCTTCGGTAATATATTCACCCGCTAAAGGCAAACATTCCTCACAGGCCCCAGGGCTAGGATAAAATTCTGATTTATCTACACCCTCAACCTCGTATCTGTGCAAAGCACCCTCGTTACTGGCAGCTATCGTTTCAGTTCTTGAAATCATCGCCGCCCGTGCTTTAGCGTTACCCTCAAAGTATCCCTCGATACGTTTTGATAACTGAGTGATAGATTCACCTGCCTCAAACCCTAACGCTAGTTCATTACGGATAGCCTCCATTGTAGTAGCGTTAATGTTCTTGGCGAGCTTTAACGCACGTTCCGCTATCCAGGTTCGGGCGAATTCATCCAATTGTTTTACTGGCATCTTCTATCCTCTTAATTGCTATGTCGTAATATCCCTTGTTAAGTTCACTAATACATTCTATTGAAGTACCATCCCCCTGCCAATCAGATTGCACGGCGTAAACTTTCGTTAATTCTTTATCTGGCATTTGCTATCCTTAATTTTAATACCGCATTTGGGGCAATGATACATTCCTCTTTCACAAAAGACACACCCACATTTCAAACATTGGACTATCATCTTAAAATAAATCCTTAAAAGTACTTGACAAATTAGAGTTTATGGTTTATAATTTGTAATAGTAGGTAGAAGTTGCTAATCATAAATCCTATTAAACGCTAGATTAGAGTTCCCTCTTAGACTAGCCCTAGAGATAATAATTCTAGATAAAAGTCTCTATGATTGAGGGGATATACATTGTGCAATATATTAAGGAGTAGAGAAGATGATATCAACCAAAACGGTAAGATGGCAATGTTCAGGATGTGACCATTTATGTGCTTTATTGCCGGATGAAATAGTAAAGCCTGTCAATCTAGTTCATTTAGCAAAATGCAAACCTAACCAAAAATGGAGAATTGAAAAAGTTTAGGTTAAACCGCCTCATCAAATCCACTCTGATAAACCAACTCAATAGCGGGCTGGAACTTCTTGGCGGTTAAATCATCATCTAATACAGTCGGAGGGTGTCCCGTTCGTTCTAATTCCGCTATGACATAATCCTTCTGGTCGTTAAAGACGGACTCGAATACCCTACTGAACATTTCCTCTTGACGTTCTGTTGACTTGGCGTAATTCTCCCAGTGTAAACGCTTCTGGTCAGGGGTTAGTCCCTTCAGTGTTATATCGGGAGTGCCGTTCTTTCCATCAGGTGGAATGTTCTGCACGTTTGATGTACCCTTAATCGGGGTCGGTATGAGATTTAAGGGCACTAGTAAAATATCACCGTTAGGAATAGCGTCTTTACCAGTGGCTATTCTAGCTTCGTTGACTGTCCAGTAGCCAGTCCTGACACCGGACTCGGCATCTAATCTTTTCTGCTCAGCGGTCTCCGGCACAACTTCCTTAAATCCTAAAGTGAGATTATCCGACCTTTTGAACTTACGGATTAACCGCTCCTGAAGTTTGGCTTTCTTCCAATCTAATCTAGGTTTGACAATCCAGCGGGCAAAGGAATAATCCCCGGCCTCGGCATTGGCTTTGTTGACATTCTCCGATATACCCATGACAGATTGAGGCATACCCCAAACACCCAGAATTACATCCCGGTTCTTTTGCTTTAAGTTAGGGAAGTCCATGTCCTTAATGGTGTTCTGGATTTGAAGATATTTGCCGCCGCCCTCTAATAGAGCTACCTGGTGAGCCTTCGAGACGCCTTTGTATTTCTCAGACCATTGTTTCTTTAGCTTGTCAAACTGCTCATCTGATAAATTATAATCAAACTGGATAACACCGTCTGGTCGGGCAGAATTGTAGAAGAACTGATTGACCCACTTGTCGGCGTTCTGCTCAGCGTCTAGGTTAATTCCTATCGCCTGCGCTGGAGCGAGGCCGTGATACTGATTTAAGGGATTAGGATACTTGAAATGGATAACTTCCTCTGTGCTGAAGGGAACGGCATCATTGCCAGTGCCGTAAACATATCCTTTAACATACGGAAACTCTTTGGCAGGGACTACTGACATCTTCTGGGGGTAAGGAAGTATAATCTCCGCTGGTTCACCGAGGGCGTTACTATTCAGTACCCAATATGATTCACCTATAAGCTCGTTGTAAATCGTATCTAGGGCTATAAACTCGTTTGAAGTCTGGAAGGGGTTGACCTGCTTTAAGAGAGTTAAAATAGGGTGTTTGTATATCTGTCTAGGTTTCTCTGGATTACTTGAGTCGAATAATGTCCACTCAACCTCTGAACAGCCTAGAGCGATACGAAAAACGACGGCGTGGAGCCAGCCTATTGACCCATAGGCAGAAAGAAGCCCCGCCTGATTCATACTGGGGGGGATTAAACCACCAATACTCAGATAGGGGCTATTGGGGATTGATTTCTTTCCAAACATCTTTTGAAATATATTCAAATAATAACCCCTTTAAGGACTTGACAAATAGGTATTTATGGTTTATAATGTATGTGTATGGAAAGATTCGGATTTACTTACCAAGACGGACAGTGGACAAAATAGATTGTGCAACACGTTGCAATATGTGGGAGGATTGATATGGACATAGCTGAATTAGCAAGGGTTTATGAAAAAGACTGCGGGGCTGAATGTGGGAATTGCCCGTTAAACCAACGCATCGAAAGGATAATGGCCGATTTCCTCTTTGAACTCCCTAAAGAACTTACAATTTGCGCCTGCTTTGATTTGATAAACCTCAACCATAGCTTGAGATAGGCATAGTTTAACCTACACTACCCCCATTCTTATAATACACCCAACGTGCCTGTTTTGTCAATCTTCTCTTTTCTCTTAAGCACTTCAAACACAGATACCCGTGCTGTCTGGCTTTCCACTTAGTATCTAGCTCACCATTACATACCCTGCATCGTTTAGGTGGTGCGGGGATTTCTTTAATCTTGCAGTAGAGTCTTAGGTAGCCGTTGATGTTATCAATTATAGCCATCGTATTTGGGGATTTTTAATTTCCGGTTCGTAAAACGCCAGTGCTAGAGCGTCAGCCCTATCCGGACTCTTTTCCATTTTCTCTTTTGATTCTAACTGGTATTTCTTCTCACCGGCTATCATGTATTTAATTGTCGCCAGTTGAGCGATTAGTGTTCTGTCGTCTGGTATTGATATTAAACTATCACGGAATCTTCTTTGAAGTTGGAAGTACATCTCGGCCCTGGTGTTGATGTATTTCGTCTCGTCTCCGGCCTTCTCACCGGCGATGATAGGTTTAACGTTATATCCCCGTTTCTTAATCTCGGAGTAAATCAGCGAACCTCCGCTCACGGCGTCAACATTAACGTTTTCGTGAGGTACTCCGTGCCGGTCAATCAGTTCGATGACTTTATTCGCACTCTGTATTGAGTCCTCTTTACGGTAAATCCACCGCTCCCAGAATACGACCTTCCCGCCTTGACGGATAACTGCTACATTTTCGTCAGTTCCGCCCCAAGAGAAGTCAACTCCCATATGTTTATCGCCTTCGGGAGTAATGTCCGCTTCGACAGCTCTGTTGACCTCATTCCATGAGAACACATAATTCCCGGACTCCATGACATTCCAGTCACCGTCAAGCCATGCCCTGGCAAGTTCTTCGGGGTATTGCTCTCTTAACTCGGCCTCATAGTTGACCGGTAAATATGGATTGTCTTTTGGTAAGGATGGAATATAAATGAAATCATCGGGTGTATTTTCAATGAAGCGTTGTTTTACCCATCCGGGCATTGGATTGGCTGTCAAGATGTATTTGTATTTAATATCCTTTAATTGTAAAGATAAACGACCCAGAAGGTTGTTGAAGTGCATCTCAGAACATTCTTCAACCTGGTCTATGAAAAACCAACCTATAGTTGTACCCATTTGAGATACCAGACCCTTCTGGTCGTCTACTAATCCTGTGTACCATATTCTACTTCCATTAAAGAACTGAATATAGTGGTCAGTGGCGTGATGCTGTGTGATTAATTTACGATACTCGTTATCTATATGAATCCCGGCGCTGAAGTATCTCTCTAATTCTACCAGAACAGTCCTCTTGAAAGCAGGGAGGTTCTGTCTGGCCATGATACCGACATTACCAGGATAGTCTATTGACAACTGGATTCCCTCAGCCACGCCAGCCATAGATTTTCCGCCTCTGATGGCTCCCCCGAAAAGACGCCCCCTTTCAGGAGCCTGGTGAAATAACACCTGTCTAGGGTGTGGTTTATATAGTTTACTTAAATCTATTGATGGCTTAGACAACTTATTCCCACTTCCTAAATTCAAATGGAAAGACCTTGAAGAATAACCAGAATCTAAATCTATTGTACCAAGTTCTTTTCATGGGAACAGTAATTTCTAGCGGGTAATAACAATATGCACTACACGGTTCGTCTTTACTGCTATCCACTACTTCACCCATTGAGAATGTTATCTTCTCCATCGTTCCCTCCTACATTGTGCAATACGTTGCAATATGTTGAACTGTCAAGTTTTTGTTTACAGTTGCGTAAACCAATATTCCCTCACTACCACATTAGGGCAATAGTCCATCTTTTGGTCACTATCAGTATCACAATGTGGCGCATATTCGCAGTCTAAGCATTTCTTCGCTGCTTTTATACCATCGCCAAACCCGTCTGTATATCCTATTTTGTAACCCGTTTGAATATCGTTCATTTTCATTTATTCCTCCATATATAATACCTTAAAGCCCTTTCCTTCCTCTCTACTGTATCATCAAATAAGTTTAACGCTTTCCCATGTTCTATTATATGCTCTATCTCTTTCCTTAGTGATAATGGTAGGTCAGAGTACTTAAAGCCGTTAGATTTTGATTGTACGACTTCTGGTGATACCTTGCGGGTGTATTTACGTTTCATAACTTCATCACACTTTGCCTTAATCTATTTCTAGCTATCTCACAATACTTTTCTGAGATTTCTATTCCGATGCACTTGCGACCTAATGCCTTAGCCGCAACAGCACTTGTACCAACCCCTAAAAATGGGTCAAGAATAGTATCACCCGGTTTTGTAAAATAGTTAAAGAAGTACTTACACATTTCTTGAGTAAATGTTGCATGATGTTCCTTAAATGATTCTTTCTTATACCATTCTTTGATATTGGGAACATAACCGTTATCAGGGAAGTTTGAGTATTTGAAAATCTTTGTGTCATCCTGCCCCAGAAGGAACACAAATTCAAATCCACTCGCCAAGATTGGCGAGTCCTTTGCACATATTTGTGAAACAGCTTGCTTCTTCCAAATGAAAATATCCTTTGTGTTTGCACCTAGATTTATAAATATACCATGAATTGCGGACTTAGTAGATACAAGATACTGCATATTCCAGAAAACATATCTCGATTTTAATAAACATTCCCTTATGCTCCCAATTACCCAATCGCAGTATTCTGCATCTGTTAAACTATCGTGGTATTCTCTATAATAATTATTCCCTACTGTACTTCTAGGCTGATACCCTAAATTCTTATTACCAGTATTATACGGTGGGGAAGTCAACACCAAGTCAATACTCTTATCAGGTATCTTCGGTAGTATCTCCCTGCAATCAGCACAATAGATTACTACATCATCATCCTGAAAGTATATCTTATCCTTTGCCGGTAAATTTTGAAAGTCTATCATATTCACGCCTGATTAGTAACTTTCCCCACCGTACCAATCAAATTACCTTAATTCTACCACAAAACTATTCATTTGTCAATGGAAACTCTATTTTATCTATTTGTTTTCTATCGTAATTGCCGATTATCGCTAGCGAGTTTCTTTTGTGTTGTTGTAGCTAGTTGGGCACATACCCACGCCTATTTCCCCAACTCTGAGGTAATAAACAGCCCCTACCCCCCTATGTTCGCACTATAATTGTTATGTAGCACAATCCACGCCTGACTACCTTAATCTGCTTTACAATTGGTATAATAGGGGTTATTTGGATTGCGCAACTGCGCAACTGCGCAACTATTTTTTGAAGGGTGGACACAGGGTCGAACAGTATATCCACGCCTACAATGTAAAGCACACATTACAATAAGTCTTACGGTTCAATATCTGAATCAATCTCATTACCCCATGAGTCCCATCCTTGTATCTTCTGTCTGGCGAAGAGTTCTATACGGGGTAGGTCTCCATATAGTTTAACTATATCATTCCTAAATGCTTGAGGTTTCTCTGAATGTTTACCACGTGGGTGTAGTTGTGTATTATATATACTAGCGTTCATTCTAGTGATGCCTTTACCACGTATACCCAATAAGCATATTTCTGCATTAGCTCTTGTATGTCTACCCATGCCCATATAGACACTACCATCCTTGTTTACCTTAACCCATGTGAACGCTACTGTCTTATACTTAAAACCCCATGCCTTCATGAGTTTAATGCCCTCTTCTAGTTGTGGGTAAGTGCACCACATAAGGCATACAGAGTTTTCTTCTACTGGTATCTGTATCTTGGCTAGTTCCTGTGTAGGTGTGCACTTATAATGGCTTTCTGCTCCACCGCCATGTGACTTACTCTTGTCCTGGTACACCCACGGAGGGTCTGCGTATATTATGTTATACTTCTTCATTACTCTCCCGCGCCTGGTTCTATGGTTTACACTGTATTCTATATATATCCCCACGCTTGGTTCTTAAGTATCACTTACCTGTACCCACCCTACACCACCACACCCATTACAGGTAACGGGTTGCGGTATTGCTGTACTGTAGTGAGTAAGGGGTGGCATAACCTTACCGCTTCCATTGCATACTGGACACAAAACTGCTTTCATTAGTTACCTCCTTGTTAATCATCATACATGACATTACCATCTGCGTCATATTGGGTCTTAACGGGTTTAATGTTTAGGGTCTTAACAACCTGCTTATTAGCTATGGGTTTTAGCAATGCCCTCTTATTACGCATATAGTCTCTCATGTAGTTACGTTGATATAGTTTCTTCTTCTCGCCTGTTAGCATTGGCCACTCTCTTGCAGGCTATTCCCATAATGATTTACACCAGTCAATAAAGATTTGGCACTTATTACAATATCCCTCTTGACAGAGAAGAACAAGGTGTTTTATCTTACCCTTCCATTCAACCCTGTAGGGGCAGTATTCACCTTTATGGTTTCTATTATCGGGCGTTCCCATCTATACCTCCTGTTATCTTCTCTACCCGGTCTTGTAGATAACGTATAAACTCACACATATTGGTTCTGATAAAAACAGCATCAGTCCTTATTACCTCTTGGTGTGCCTCCATTAACTCTGTTTGTAGTAACTGTTTAATCTGCCTTATCTGCTCAGACAGTGATATCTTGACAGGCTTTTCTTCACCAGCTGTTAGATACTTGTTGATAACGTGATGAAAAGAGATATTCTTTCCTTCAGGTAACAAGTTCAAATCAGGGTATAAAGAGGCGAACTTGATAGCATAATAAATAGTCCTCTTCTTCTTACCTAAAGATTGTGCAACGCATTGCACGATGTTTTGACCATATATCTGTGACCTCTCAAAGTTAGCAGTCTCTGATATAATACGAGTGCCTAAAGTGTGATAACCTTCAACCAGTGCCCACCTTGAAGTGAACTCGTGTTCGATTACTATATCGAGGCAATCCTCAATTAAAGTCGTAAACCACGGGGCTGTTAGTTCATTCATTTATTACTTCCCCTTCAATAACCTCTTCTATAGTATGCGCCTTTCCCCTCCCTTTGTCAAGCAGTTTCTTTGGTTTATTTTCTATAGCGTATTTAGGTCGGGGGACTGCTGTTATTACTCTAACATCATGGTCTATTCTACCCTGAACGATAGTTTGCCCCCTGAAACCTGGCTCATAAGCGTTGGCCAGAGCTATCGCCGCCGTTAATCTGTTCCTGTCGGTTTTCTCTGTATTCTCACCATAAGCATAACTTTTAATCAACTCAATAGCCCTGTCTGCTATGTTGGTTTTACCCTCGGCGCGGGCTTCCAGGACTCGCCGTTTGAATACCTCGCTCCGGCGCATTTCTTCGTTTAATGTCCTCACGGATACGTCACAGATTTTGGCGGCATAGACCATAGTTCCGTGAAAGCGCAAAGCGTCAATAACAGACTCTTTTAATTCATGGTTCAATTTCTTAGCCATTATCTACTCCTCGGATAAATAGGTTGTCTTATGTTTACTTTATTGCCAACATTATCTTGATATGTAGTAAATACTAAATCCACGTCCTCTGCATATTCACCAGGATTATGTTCCGGCATTGCGGGGTGTTCAATAATAAGCTCAATGCTGTCATTCTCAAAGTTGAAATATGCCATCCTGATACACCCGCCCTCCAATTGCAACCATTTTAATATAAGTTCATTACCTATAAATACCTTGCCTATTTTCATTATTCCACCTCATACAAACTAAAAGTTTTCATGTTTACTCAATGTGGGGATACGCCCCATCAGCTGCTCCGGTAACGGAACACTTCTGGGCCAGTTCCGTACCAACTGCTCTATATACAAATATCCTTCAATGTTCTGTTTCAGCCGCACCATCTCACGGTTATCCGCAGCTCGTTGGTAGTTATCACAAAGCAGGTTCAAACGAATCCCTCCCTGGTAACGTCTCTAATAGCAAAGGGGTGGTGTCCTAAAAGATACACCTTTGGCCGTACCATCTAATGAGCAATCTCTTAAGGACTCCTTAGATACTACTTCATTATATCACAAAATCAACAGAATGTCAAATATTATTTATTATAGTACCTTTAATAAAGGTTCTACCATATAGAAACTCGTCTCTAGGGGGAATTGATTTAGGGGTAGACCCTTAATTACTACTCCATTCTCGTGTTCAAAAAGTATTATCCCATCAGCTACCATATCGGCTATCGCATCACCAATGTAGAAGCGTAATCTTTCTACTATCCCTTCTTTAATCTCTTCTTGTTTAGTGGGAACATACTCGGCAAATGAACCCCTATTTACAATCATACTATTTCCCCTCCGGTATGACGCTCTACTTACTGTCCCTAATATTATAGCACACTTGTTCTATAGTTGTCAAGCCGGATAATATTTATTTTTAGAAAATAGTCGTTACCTACTTGACAAGTTAGCAAAGGTGTGATATAGTCTCGTTAATGGAGGAATGGAAAATGAAACCCATAGTATATAAAGGAGATAAGAAGATGAACCATAAAATAACCTTACCGGATTACAAGGTATTTGATGATAAAACACACATGCTAAATGGAGTATTTGAATTCAAGTCAGAAATCAAAGAGCCGGACAAGGCTATTTACGGGACTGATTTTAGCGGAAATGAAGGATGGGGACGATACCGTGAGATTAAATATACGTGCTTTCAGGTTTAGGGTTGCAAGATGGTCAAGACCTAGCTGGAATTGGGGCTTAGCGATTCAGGCATGGAACAAACACTTTGCCTTGAGGTGGTTTTTCGACATCTGGCATTACAGAATATCGGTATTCATAGGCGAATTTATCTAGGAGGCTTAAATGCTAACACTATCAGACCTTAACCGGAATGAACTGAAATGCCTGGGTAAACTAAAGTCGAATCATCCCACTATATTGAGATTAAAGAAGGAGGCAAGGAAATGAAAGCTACACCTGAAATGTTAGTCTGGCATGATGAGAGATGCGGCATGTATAAGACACCCGAAGGATATGTTCTTTTAGAATACGCAACAGGTGATGCCAGATGGATGCCAGCAAGCGAAATCGTTTATTAAATTACAGGAGGTATCATAATGGGGAAAGTAAGAATAATCAGCTATCATAATAGTAATGTTGATTTTAAAGACGGTAATGATAGCACAGTAGCCACTCTAAGCGAATCCGCCTGGTATGGACTGCAACAAGATGCTGGATTAGCCTGTATCTCAATCAATCCCGATCATCCTATGGCTGTAGCTGAACAAATCCGCTCAATGTATGAGGTTTGTCGCTACCTATCTACTGAGGGATGGAACGCCGGTGTCTCGGAAACAGCCAATAAACTCTTATCAGATATGGAAGTAAAGTAGTGGAGAAACCCTATATTTACGAATGTTTGAACTGTAAGGAACAATTCGAACATCCCCGGGGAAGTCATAAAATGTGCCCCAAAGGACATAAACACGCAAGGAGGGTAAAATGAAATCAGGAAATAGTTTAATCCAACCGGAGAAGGCAGACCGAGCATCCAGGATAAGAAAATACCGTGAGACTATCCTTGATACACGGCCATATGACTGGCTAGACCTAGAATTAATAAAGATGGAGGTAAGGAATTAAAATGTGTTTAGGAAGTGTTGACGAGAAGATAAGAAAGCCAAGAGGTATGATAGCTTACAAGGCGGTTTACAGGAATCTTGACGGGACTTATACACCTTGCGTCTACAGCAATTATGAGCATTGGCAGGTTGGTGAAACTTATGAGGACACAAACGAGAAATGGAGTTCACCGCCCTGCTACCGATTCGGGTTTCACTGCCATACTAACAGGAAGGATGCCCATTTTTGGTGTGGGGACGCAATTATAAAAGTTAAAGTTGACGAAATCACCGCTTCGGGGTATCAATTCAGAAGGTCTTTGAAATGTGTAGTTGCTCGTAAAATAACAATACTGGGTGAAGTATGGGGCGTAAAGATTCGTCAGGCTGACTTTACTAAAACCCCACAGAGAACTCTTTATGTGTAACGCTATCGGAGCTATCCTGGAAGGTTGGGGAACGGTAAAATACGCCCAGGAGCGGGCAAGGAAGCTGAAAGAATGACTAAGTGGGAACGCCGGAGAAACAAGAGAAGAGCGAGTTAAGAATAAGATGAAACCGATTAAAAGATACCCTGGTTGGTATTATTGCGCAAATCCATCGTGTAATGTAATGGTTAGAGAAGAATCTAAAAGGGAGATTGCAGAATGAATGAGTCGGATATTAGAAAGTGGGTAGAAGAAAACGCTGAAGGCTTAATGCTAGAGACACAGTTTACCCTCAACGAGCTTGACCATATTGCTATGTGTATATACCATATTTACAGGTGGTATGAAGAGGACTATCCGATTGGTGATTTCCTGACTGCCATTGTAAGAAATGATTTTACGGGGGCGTGTTTCAAGGCTGATGATGTAAACCGCAAAGCTCTATATCTCTACGCCTTGTTTATAGCCAATAAAATACCGTTTGATTATCGAAAAAAGGCGGAGGGACTATGAGCATCTGTGATACCTGTAAGAAAGCCCGTAAATGTAAAGACAAGCCGGTATTAATTTATTGCGTTGATTATGAGAAAAAGGAGAAATAATGGAAGCAAAAGACACGGTAATGAGTCCTATTGATATAAGTAAAAAAGTCAGAGAGATTGTCACCCTTTCCCCTATAATTGGTGAAGCAGGAGTAAATATAAAGATTGCTGAACTCCAAGCCGAAATCTCATTCAAGGCAGGCTTTGATAGTGCCTTCAAGATGTATAAGGGAAAGATTGATGCTGGTTGGCTTGAAAGACGAGAAGCGGATGCTAAACAAGAAGGCAGAAGGGAAGTGGTGGAGTGCTTTGATTATGATATAGCTAAAATGGCAGAGCAATTCCCAACTGCCAAGCAACTAACGGATTTTATAAATAAATGGCAATCCAAACTAGAAGAATGGCTTGACAAATAGTTCATTATATGGTAGTATAAAGGTGGTCGGGTGTCCTGCATTTCGGTCGGTAGCAGAAGAAACCAGCCTTGACGTTGGTGGATGCGGCTCCCACAGCCCTTGAGGGGTACTGACAGGCAGTATAAAGACCTAGCCCGACCTTAAGGAGAGATAAATGAAACT